AGTGGCACTAATATAGAAGAATTTTCTCGTCCTAGAGAAGGTGATCTTATTTTTATGCCGTCAACTAATACTATTTTTGAAATTACTTTTGTTGAACATGAAAAGCCATTTTATCAATTAAATAATCTTCCGGTCTATAAACTTAGCGCATCACTCTTTGAGTACTCTGGTGAAGAAATGGATCTTGACGATATTGGAATCGATGAGCACAAGTTTGCTACTGAATATATTCTTACGGTTGATTCAGTCACTGGATTCACGAATGGCGAACTTATTAGTCAAACTGTTGGTTCGAATACGGTTACGGCTGAAATACAAAAATTATCAAATGGAAATAATGTAAATCTCATACATGTTTCAAATGTACGTAATCAAACAGATAAGTTTATTACGTTCAGCGCTGGAAGTATTACCGGTAAAACCTCTGGTCAGACCGCAACGATTCTTTCAATAAGTGAAAATAATAACACTGGCTATTCTTCTAATGACGCAATTGAATCGATAGCTGATAGCATAACGGCCTTTGATTCTACAAACCCATTTGGTGACTTTTAATGTACGGTACATATTCATATAATGGTATTATTAAAAAAATAGTCGCCTTATTTGGCGATATGTTTAATGATATTCATGTTGCTCGAAAAGATGGTTCAGGTAACTTGTCTAATCAAAGGCGAGTTCCTTTAGCTTATGCGCCACGAGAATCCTTTTTAGTTCGCTTAGCCGAAAATCCAGATTTGACTGATGAGCGCGTGGCATTGACTTTGCCGAGAATGTCATTTGAAATTGCTGGCGCGCTTACTTATGATACTGATCGCCAATTGCCAAAGAATAATGTATGCAGAGTTATTAACGCGAATGGTGATCCTGTTTCAGTTTATTCTCCAGCCCCATATATTATTCCTCTTAATTTATTAGTATACGCAAAAACACAGGATGAAGCTTTACAGATTGTAGAGCAGATTATACCTTACTTTAAACCGTCTATACGTCGTTCATATTATCCAATTGATGGTGAAACGTTTACGGACGAAGTTATATTTAAATTGCTAACTGTATCGAAGGAAGATACATATGATAATGACTTTGTCAAAAATCGTAAAATCGTATACACTCTAGCATTTGATGTTAGAATAAATATTTTTGGTAGAATTGATGATAATAAAAAAGTCATTCTAAATTCTATTGTCAACTTTACTGATTCTTCTGGATCTACTGATGAACAAACAATTAAACATGTCGTAAATCCTCAATCTGTAAATGATCCTAATGATACATATACTATTGATACGACCTACAATTACGGATTCGAGTAATGAACGAAGAAATGCTAGACGAAGGGTTCATTGATAGCCTCAGAAAAATTATTGGTCCTGACAACTCTAACCTTATGGATGGCATAATTAAGTTTTTTGCTCAGACACTGACTCTTAATAAGGCTGATAGAGCAGCGTCTCTTGAGAAAATGTCTAACGCGTTTAGTGATACGTATAATAGTGAGTTTAGTAATATTGAAGCTGCGGTGGCAAACCCTAGTCCTGAGACATTAGCAAAGGCTAGTAAGTCTATGGCTAAGTTGTCGACTGATGTTCTTCGTATGATAGGTCTTGGAGCTTTTGCGGCAGTTCCAATACCAGGCACTGGACCGGCAACGGTTCTTGTTGCACATATGTTGTTAAAGAAAGTGACGGGTGATAAACTCGGTCTCATCCCTCCTTCGACGTATCAGACGTTTCGTAAGTATCAAGAACTAAGTAAGCCAAAGACCGAGTATAAGACATTTAAAGAGTTCCAACGTGGATAACAAAGAAACCGCAAAAAAGTTAATTGCTAAAATTGATGAGGCAGATGATCTTGAAAAAGATTATACGTTTTCACGCGACACGTATCATGAACTAATTCAGGTTTCTATTGATGCGATTCAGGATTTGCAACAGCTTTCAAAAGACGCAGAACACCCAAGAGCATATGAAGTTCTTTTTAATGGCATTAAGCATACTGCGGATATAAATAGTAAGTTGGTTGATCTGCAGAGAAAAATGCAAGTTATTACTCAGGATGGACCTTCACCAGCAGATCGTCCTAAGCAATTGCTACAGGAAAATGAATCACCTCAAGTAGCCTTTGAAGGCACAACTCAAGAACTTCTTTCTGCTATAGATAATGTACGTAATGAAATAATTGACGCAGATTTTGATGAAACCGAAGATTAATCTAGAAAAAAATACCGACCAGCATAAAGGCTATTTGGGCAATATTTCTGTTAAGAGAGATGGTGTTCAACACTCTTTTACGCAAGAAGAACTAGAAGAATACGTACGTTGTAAACAATCAGTTGATTATTTTGTTGAGAACTATATTAAGATTATTCATATTGATAAAGGTTTAGTATACTTTAAGCCATATGATTATCAGAAAAAGCTATTTAAATCTTTCAATGAGAATAGATTTAATGTTGTTCTTGCTTGTCGACAATCTGGTAAGTCTATTTCAGTTTGCGCGTATTTACTTTGGTATTCTATTTTTCATTCGGATAAACTCATTGCTGTTCTTGCTAATAAAGCCGCAACATCAAAAGAGATGTTATCTCGTATCACATTAATGCTTGAGAATCTTCCTTTCTTTTTACAACCGGGTTGTAAGGCCTTAAATAAAGGTAGCATTGAATTCTCTAATAATACACGCATTGAAGCTCATGCAACTTCATCATCTTCTATTCGTGGTAAGTCCGTTAGTCTTCTTTATCTCGATGAGTTTGCATTTGTTGAAAATGATACTGAGTTTTATACTTCCACTTATCCGGTCGTATCGTCTGGTAAAACCTCACGTGTTATTATTACGTCTACCGCAAATGGTATTGGTAATATGTTTCATAAGCTTTATGAAGGAGGTGTACAAAAAACAAATGAGTTTAAAGCAAGTCGAGTAGATTGGTGGGATGTTCCAGGCCGTGATGAGAAGTGGAAAGAGCAGACTATTTCAAACACTTCGCAAGATCAGTTTGAACAGGAGTTTGGTAATTCATTTGGTAGGGGAACTGGTAGAACGCTCTTATCGCCAAATTCTCTTTTAGCATTACGTGCGATTAATCCAAAAGAGATTAAAGGCGATACATATATTTATGAAAGACAAAAAGAAAATCATAATTATGTCATGACCATTGACACAGCTCGCGGTAGAGGCCAAGACTATTCGGCCTTCAATGTTATTGATGTCACAACCGTTCCATTTAAACAGGTAGCTACGTATCGAAATAATTTAGTGTCTCCGCTAATCTTTCCTGATATGGTTCATAAGATAGCTAAATATTATAATAACGCATATCTTGTAGTTGAATCAAATGACCAGGGCTCATTAGTTTGGAGAGCTCTTCGTTACGATTATGAATATGAAAATATGTATGTTGGAAAGGTGGCCCAAGGAACAACGTATGGTCTAGAAATGACTCGTAAAACTAAACGTATTGGCTGTTCTAATGTAAAGGATCTTATTGAAGAAGGAAAGCTTGAGCTATATGACGCTGAGACTATTCGTGAGCTTGGAACATTCGAGTCGAAGGGTACCTCATATGAGGCATCGCGAGGTAATCATGACGACTTAGTTATGACACTTGTTATGTTTGGATATTTTGCTTCAACGAATATGTTCAACTACATCACCGATGAAAATATACGTGATATGATGACCGATGAAAAAAATAGACTTATTGCTGAATCGGTTCCATTCATAGGATCAATTAATGAAGAAGACGGTGAAGAAGATGTAGTATATAAAATAGAGAATGAAAAATATGAAAGTATTGTCAAATTTAAAAAGGACGATGTGTTTGGTATTATAATCGAGGAAACTTAAGAAATATAAATAGTATGTTGTAAGTTGATTTTTCTTATCATTTAATTGTTATATCGCCATATCATTCAAGCCATAAAGGAAAAAAATAAATGCCTTTGAATCGCGTTTCACCCGGCGTCAGCATTGCCGAGATTGATAATACAACTCGTGCGCCCGCTGTCTCCACATCGATTGGTGGTTTTGTTGGTAACTTCCGTTGGGGTCCTGTTGAAGAGATCACGACGGTTGGTTCTGAGAACGAAGTTCTTGCTAAATTTGGAACCCCTACCTCCGCAGAAACCATTGACTACCATATTCTAGCACAATTTCTAAGCTATAGTAATAATGCTGAAGTTGTTCGTACTGTAACATCTGCCGCTAATAATGCAAATAGTGGCGGTGATTCTTCTACCGTCGTAAAAAATAAAACAAACTATGATGGTCAAACATTCTCATTCGTTAATCAAGGCCACTGGATTGCTAAATATCCAGGCGCGCTTGGTAATTCTCTTAAAGTAGAAGTTTTTGGATTTAAGACAGATAGTTCTACAACCTCGACAAACTTTGATAGTTGGGCATACTCTAATCGGTTTACTAGCCCAGTTGGTACATCTTCTTATGCTTCAGCCCGTGGATCGTCTAACGACGAAATTCATGTTGTAGTTATTGACGAAGATGGTTTAATCAGTGGAACTCCTGGAACTGTATTGGAAGTATATCCATTCCTATCTCAAGCGTCTGACGCAAAAACAGAAGTTGGTGCATCTAACTATTATAAGACAGTAATTAATGATAATTCTTCTTATGTTTGGTTTGGCTCAACTGATACTTCAAACTTTCCTCAAGCAGGAAACGCTGCGACTGGCACACTAGATTATGCCGTCACGCCATCTAACGGAGTTGTTTCTACGGCGCTAACTGCTGGTGTTGATTCTGCTGCTCTTACTGCTAGCGAATTTGATACTGGTTATGCTCTTTTCACCGACTCAGCCAACTCAGATGTTTCTATTCTAATTGGTCCTAACTTGCCAACTGGTGGTGAAACCGCAGTTGCAAATGATATTATTGGAATCTGTGAATCACGTAAAGATTGCGTATGTACTCTTTCACCTGCTGCGACTGATGATACAGCGGCAGAAATTAAAACACGAGCAGATGCCTTTACTTCTTCAACATACGCTGTTGTTGATTCTGGCCGTTTGATCGTATATGATCGCTTTAACGATGGTCTGATTAATATTCCAGCTTCTGGTTCAGTTGCCGGTCTCATGGCAGAAACTGATAGAACTCGTGGTTCTTTCTTTTCTCCAGCAGGATTCCGTAGAGGACAGATTCGTAACGTTGTCAAGCTAGCATTTAATCCTACAGAAGCTGATCGCGATACTCTATATAAAGCTGGAGTTAATCCAATCGTAACTTTCCCTGGTGAAGGTACAGTTCTCTTTGGTGATAAAACGCATACTGGTCGTCCTTCTGCCTTTGATCGCGTTAATGTTCGCCGACTTTTTATTCTTATGGAGAAGAGTATTTCAATTGCAGCTCGGGATATTCTCTTTGAATTCAATAACGAGTTTACCAGATCTCAATTTAAAAATATTGTTGAGCCTTTCCTCCGTACAATTCAGGGTCAACAAGGGATTACTAACTTTGCCGTAGTTTGTGACGAAACAAATAATCCTGGCGATGTAGTAGACCGTAATGAGTTTGTAGCTGACATTTATGTACAGCCGGCTCGCTCTATTAACTTTATTCAACTCAACTTCATTGCGACACGTACTGGTGTTAGCTTTGATACGATCGTATCCTAGGAGAGATTTTAAATGACATTAAATATTAACGACTTTAAGTCTCAGCTTGCAAATGGTGGTGCACGCGGTAATCTATTTAAGATTATCGTAAACTTTCCAGTTTATGCAATTCAGAATGGTCAAGAAACAGAAAAGTCATCATTTCTTTGTCGTGCCGGACAAATACCTGGAGCAACAGTAAATGTTATTGAAGTTCCATTTAGAGGTCGTATGCTAAAATTAGCTGGTGATCGTACCTTTGAAAATTGGCAAGTTACCATGTACAATGATGAATCCTTTGATGTACATAGCGCCTTTGTTCGCTGGCAAAATGGAATCAATAATCTTCAAACAAATGAAGGTTTAAGCGATGTTACTGAATATACTGCTGACATTCGTGTACAACAACTAAATCGTCAAGAAGAAGTTATTAAGGAATTCATTATTGAAAATGCGTTCCCAGCAACAATTGGAGCAATTGATTTAAAATATGATGCTGCTACTTCTATTGAAGAATTTACAGTAAACTTTGCTTATCAGCATTGGAAGTCAGCTGACACTATTGTAGGTAGCATCTTATAAACTATATAAATAGGGGTATAGAATAAATCTGTACCCCTATTTTAGGAAAAATAATATGGTTGTTGATCCTCGACACTTAAAAAAGAGTGGCAATGAGCTTAAAGATTCTGATGAAGCTCGTGAGGAAATGAAGCAAGGAGATTTCTTTGGCTTTGAAATAGAAGTCGACAAAGAAAATATTGACTCTGCTAAGTCCTTTATATCTCCACAAGAAGAAAATGAATCAGCAGAAATCATGTACGGCAATGCCGGTGGTTTTTTTGGTCAAACTCTTGACACACGTGGTGATAATTACGCGAGTGAAAGAGATCTAATTGCTAAGTATCGTAACGCTGCTATGCAACCTGAAGTTGATGCTGCTATTCATGAAATTGTTAATGAGACAATTGTCAACAATGATGAAGATATTCCAGTTACTTTAAATTTAGATCATGTAGATATTGATGACTCTGTTAAAGAAAAGCTACATAAAGAATTTGAACATATTCTTGGTAAGCTAGAATTTAGAAAATATGGAACAGATATTTTTCGTAGATGGTACATCGATGGAAAATGCGTTTATCATATTGTAATTGATCTTAATAACCCACAGAAGGGTATTATTGATTTAAGAGCAATTAATCCTACACAGATTCGTAAAATTAAAGAAATTGAAAGGGAAAAAGATCCTCGTACTGGTGCTGATTTTATTAAAAGTGTTGAAGAATACTATATCTATTCAGAAGATCAGTATAATACAAATGCTTCTACGAATACATATGGCACTGCAATGGGTGGTGATAGCGCAACTGGATTAAAATTAGCAAAAGACACTATCGCTTATGTGACATCTGGCCTCACTGACGCATCACGTAAAGTATCTCTTTCTTATCTTCATAAATCATTGCGCTGTATTAATCAGCTTCGAATGATGGAAGATTCTCTTATTGTTTATCGTACTGTTCGAGCTCCTGAACGCCGCGTCTTTTCGATTGATGTGGGCGATATGCCTAAAAAGCAAGCTGAAGAATACATTCATAATTTGATGTCTAAGTATAAAAATAAAATTACTTATGATGCTACTACCGGTGAGATTAATTCTAATCGCCATCACCAACATATGCTTGAAGATTTTTGGCTTCCTAAAACGGCTGGAGGTAAAGGCACTGATGTTTCTACCTTAAGTGGAGGAGAAAACCTTGGCAATATCACAGATGTTGAATATTTTCAACAAAGGCTATATAAGTCTTTAAATGTTCCAATCGGTAGACTAACACCAAATGAGCAAACGTTTAATATTGGCAAAAACGGTGAGATTGACCGAGAAGAAATACGCTTCCAAAAGTTTATTGATCGTTTACGTGTTCGCTTTGGCCAATTATTTAAAGATCTCTTACGCACACAACTAGTACTAAAAGGAATTATTAAAGATCACGAATGGGATAATATTCGCGAATCACTGATCATTGATTATAATCGCGATAATTATTATTCAGAGCTCAAAGATGCTGAAATTTTCAGAGAAAGAGTTAATACACTCAAAGATCTTGGGTTTAATCCTAGTGAGTTTTTCTCTCGAGAATACGTGCGTAAACATGTTCTTAAGCAGACTGACGAAGAGGTCGATAAAATTAAAGATGAAATGAGAAAAGAATATATTTCAAATGATAATCTTTTCCGTAAAATTGATAATGACGGCGGAGACTTTACTGCTTCAGATTTCGGTGGCGGTGGCGCTGGCGCACTAGATGATTTTACGCCACCTGAAGGTGACATCGACGATATTGCTGGAGATACAGAAATAGAAACTGGTCCTCCGATTGGCGCTGCAACAGATATTGAGCAGGATCTCGATATTGGTGGCGATGAAGTAGATATTAGCGATCTTTAGAAAAATAAAATATATAAATAATAAGGATATAAAATGAGCGATAGTGTAAAAGAATTAATTAAACATTTGGCCAACGATCGTAATCGTCAGGCCGAAAAAACATTTATGAGTGTTATGGATCAAAAGGTTGGTGCAGCTATTCGGGCAAAAGAGCCTCAAGTCGCACAATCAATGTTTAATAAAAAGACATAACAGAAAGAAAAAAGAATGAAGCTTATCAAAGAATATAATCAAATTACTGAAGCAAAAGTGGAAAGTAATGGTGACGTATATATTGAAGGCATCTTCATGCAAACAACTGGAAACCGTAATAAAAGACGGTATTCCAAAGACGTCCTTGAAAAGGCCGTAAACGAATATGTAGAAAAACAAGTAAAAACGGGTCGAGCTGTTGGTGAATTAAATCATCCAGATTCCCCTATTGTTGACTACCAAAATGTTTCTCACCGCATCCTTTCCCTTGAATGGCAAGGAGATAATGTGGTTGGAAAGGCGCTTATTCTTAATACTCCTAACGGTAAAATCGTAAAAGGTTTGCTTGAAGGTGGTGTTCAGTTAGGCGTTTCCTCTCGTGGTATGGGTACGTTGGGTACTCCAGACAACGATGGTATTTCTCCCGTAAATGATGATTTTTCATTAGTAACAGTTGATATTGTTCAAGATCCTTCAGCGCCAGATGCGTTTGTTAATGGTATACAAGAAGGTATCGAATGGGTTCAAAATACCAAAGGTGTATGGGTTTCCAAAAATGTTGAAAATATAAATGAGACTGAGCTTGTTAACGAAAGCCAAAGGCTTCGTGATATGAAACGGCTCCTCTCGAGTTTGATTTAGGAGTGCATTCAATGCAACAGAAAAAACTTGATGAGCTCCTTGGTACACTCAAGGAGTCAAATATGAATGAAGACGAAGTAAAAGTCTACGGCGCAGATAAAGACAATAAC